ATTCAACTTTAAATGAGATACCAGCTGGTAAGATTATGTTAGAAAAATATGATCATATATTGGTTGGAAAAGGAATATCTGAATCATTTGTAATTGAAGGATTTATAAACGATCTTAAATCGTTTTCCTGGGAAAATGCAGTAACTCCAGTTCTAGAGAACTTAAATAGAATATTGGAAAACAGAAAAAGAGAGATTGAGGTTATTAAGACTTACGAAACTATGAGAAATAGTCCAGGAAGGGATTTATTTTCCGATGCTACAGATCAAATGAAAGGATGGTTAGTTTCAGAAACTAAATCAACTGAATCTCTTGTTCATGGCCTTAAAAGATTTGGATTTAATCCAATGGTTAGAAATCTTGTTAGTTTCTTATCTATATACGAAAATGAAAATACAGGAAAATTCAATGTTGGATTTGATAATAACGTTTGTGAAATAAGCAATCTTTATTCACCTATCTATTTAAACGAAAATGAAGAGACAGTATTTTACTCATCTGGTAAATTTTTAAAGATAGATCAGAACACACAAGTTATTCAAGAATGTAGCATGGATGAAGTTCCACAAGAACTAGCTGATCAGGCTCAAATTATAAGCGATAGAGACGTTAAAATAGATAACAATAAGATATCATTAAATATTGGAAATAATAAGGTAGAGATAGTATTTACAAACGAATCTAAGGAGGTTTATTTTGACGGAAAAAGAATTAACGAAGATGATCTTCCACTTGCAGTTAGTGTAAGTACAAACAATCTTTTAGAAAGTTCAAACCACAAAATAGCTAAAGCAGTATTTGTAGCTAGTAATGCTGAGGAAATTATAGATCTTGATTTTGGTAAAAAAATAAAATCTAGAGTTTTTGAAAACGTAGAGGCTAATATATTTAAAACAGAAGCTGGTATTTATGTACAAACAGTTAATCCAGCTATGAGATTAAATAAAATCTACGAAGCTAATGCAACTCAAGCTATCAATATAGTTAAAGACTTCATTAAATATGATATCACTGAATCTCTTACAGAATTTTTAGAAGGAGAACAAGCATTCTTGAGTATAATGAAGAATGATAAAAAAGAGATTATCAAAAATATCGATGTATTAGAAGGCGAACTAAGAAAATTGGATGTTGCTAAAAAAGAAAACCCTCTTATCGCTAAATCTGATGAACTTGTAACTCTAGAAGAAAGCATCGAAAACGAGATCGAATCCCTAAAAGATAGATGGAATCAAATTAATCTAGAGATTTCTAGATTTGAAAGTAAAGCTAAAGAACTTCCTTCAATGAATGAAGACCTTGGATATCCTATTGATACTGAGGTTAGAATAAAAAGAAATGGGGTTAAAGGAAGAGTTATTGGAGTAGACGGAAGCTCTAAAACTTATACTATTCTTTTTAAAGAGGGTAAAACAGGAGAATACTTCTTCTCTGATGTTGAAGATCTGGATGACGAAATAGACAGATATGATATTAAAGCACCTCAGTTAGATATCGAATATACTGAGGATTTTGCTAATGAATCAAATCAGAATTTTGCTAATGCTCCAGGAAACAGAGGAGGATCACACAAAGATTCTAGAATAGAGAATCTTTCTAAAAAACACATGGCTCAAGCACCAGATAAAAAAACAGGATCTTCTTCTAAGTTTATAAACAACGAAAAAGGAACTATGGCAGGTTTACCAAAGAGTGGTAAATCAGCACCTTTAACTGGTAGAGGTGTTAAATCAAAATCTGCTAATATGGCAGATCTTCCTAGCAAAGGAAAAGGCGGAAGTGGTAAAAAGTTTATAGATAGTCTAGATAATCTAGATTTAGCTAAAGCTCCTAGCGCTTCTATTAAAGGATCTTCTAAATTTATACAGGATCTTAAAAACATGAATCTAGCTACACTTAAGGAGAGTCAAAAAAATTCTCACGTAGAGAAAGCTCCTAAAGGAAAATCTGAAAAGTCTAAAAAATTCATGGAAGACGAGGACGATTTTAATTTTGCTGATGCACACGGAAACAGCAAAAAAAATGGAAGAAGATTTGCTGAAAATGACAAAGTGTCTAATTTTTCTTCCGCTCCAAAAACAAAAAAAAAGTAAATACAAAAGGAATAAATGAGTCTGTTGCTAATGACCCGGATGAGGGAATTGGTAACAGACTCAATTTTGTTTTAGACGATTTGAAAAATTGTCTAGAAAAAATAAAAGAATTAGAAACTTCTAGTGAAGAAAATGGTAAGATAGGTATAGACACAATTAGAAATTCGAGGAAAAATTTGGAAGAATTAAGGGTTAATTTAGAAAAACAAATAGAAAAGCTCCAAAATAATATTCCACCGCAAGAAGAATGATATACGTAAAAAACAAAGAGCTAAAAAGAGCTCTCCTCGAAAGTAAAGAAAAAGGTCAACTAACTGATGAGACCGTTAAAATGTTTACTCTTATAGTAAACGGAATGTCTAAGACACATTCTTATAGAGATAACGAAGACAAAGAAGATTGCATATCATCTGGTCTTGAAGATCTAGTTAAGTATTGGAATAGATACGATCCAGCAAAGTCTGATAATCCTTTTGCCTTTATATCCCAGATAGCACATAATGGAATGAAAAAAGGATGGAAAAAAATACATCCACCTAAGTCACCGAAAACTATTCCTTTTTCTAGAATAGTAAGAGAGGAAAATTCCAACTATAATGTATAAAGGTGGATATAAAAAAGTTAAAGCCCAATGGAAAGTGGAAATCTGGAAAATATAATCCAGTTAATCCATTAAAGTACATTGGAGATATTAACAATATAATATACCGAAGCTCCTGGGAAAGAAAATTTTGTCAATATTGTGATATAAATCCCAATATAACCAAATGGAGCTCAGAACCAACAGATATACCATATTGGTCTCCAATAGACAAAAAGGAACATAAGTATTTTGTAGATTACTATATACAAGTACAAAAGGGGGATGTATTTGAAAATTGGTTTATAGAAATAAAACCAGAGGATCAATATGCACTTAATAAAAGACCCAAAGAACCTGTAGGAAATTTAACTGAAAAAAAGATAAGATCCTATAACGAGAAACTTAAAATATGGATAACCAATAGAGCTAAATTTGAAGCAGCAACTAGATTTGCTGAATCTAGAGGATATAAATTCGGTGCTATAAATGAAAGCTTTATAATGAGATGATTTCTTCCTTTAAACAACAATTTAATGATTACAAACTTTCAGTATCAGGTCTAACCTCATTACCTGAAGAATCATTTACGTATTGGGCAAATAATTATGTGAATAAAAAATCTGAATTTAGCCCTTTAAATTTTTTATCTGGGAAAGTTTATTCTTTTCAATACAATGATCAATTAGAAAAAGGTAAACCTTTTATAAACAAAAGACCTGTTATTTTTTTTACTGAATACGATAATTACGAAAAAAAGAACCTTTTTAAAGGTCTTGATCTAATTTTAATTTCACCGCTATTTAGAATAGCATTCTTTGAAAGAGTACAAAGCGTATTCAAGGATCAGATAGAAGGAAACTTAAAAAAAATAGAAATGGGGGAAGGAAGAGGACAAGCTCCTCTTAAAACTGACTACCAAACTATGGATATAATTTTAAAAGGAATACCTTATAAACATGCTTATAGAGCTTGGGATTTAAAAAAAGTTCGTGATGTAGTGGAAATTCCTTTGGAAGATTGGACTAGAATAGTATATCTAAATACTAGGTCTATTGAAGGGACCCAGTTAAATGAGATATATAATAAAAACTCACAAGTCTAATGGCTGGATTTACTGACGATAAAAAATCATTCTTTAGTTCTATTTTAGATAGTATAAAGAAAGTGGGTAGTTTCGGTATGGCCTACGAAGATCTTGTAGTTAAAAATTCTCAAGCAGTAGGTATAACAGAAGCTCAATTTCTACAAAAGGGAGGGATAAAGGATGAATCTTTCCTTTTTGGATTAAGAAGAGCAGATACTACCACTAAACAATACATAGCTTATTTTGATAAGGACTATAAAAACAAAAGACATTATCTACAAGGATTTTCTCAGAATCCAGAAATAGAATTTATTCTTGATACTATATGCGACGAATCAATAGTATATGATGACAAAAACTTTTGGGCTTATTTCTCTTTCATGCAACATGATGATGTTAATGAGGAAACTTACGAAAAAGTACAAAAGAGGTATAAAGAGGTATATAATCTTTTTGGATTTAATCAAGATATATCAGCTTGGCATTTATTCAGAAAATTTCTAGTTGATGGTATTCTAGCTTTTGAAATCGTATTTGATAAAAAAGGTAAGAATATTGTTGGATTCAAAGAATTGGATCCATGGTCACTAATACCAACAGTAGAGGCACAGCCAGATGGATCTTTTATTGATATATGGATACAATATCCAGATAACCCATCTTTGACTAGAAAACTATATGACTCCCAGATAATTTATATAAGTTATGCTAAAGGAGGTGGAACATCCTCAAGAGTTAGTTACTGTGAAAGAATGATACGGTCATTTAATCTCCTAAGAATAATGGAGCACACAAGAATCATTTGGAACGTAATGAACTCTTCATATAGGATGGCAATGACAGTTCCTATAGGTACTAGATCACCACAAAAAGCAAAACAAACATTAGGTGAGCTAATGTCAATCTATAAAGAAGATATAAGATTAGATAATAGCAGTGGAGAATTAACAATCGACGGAAAACCGAAGATACAATTCTTTAAAAATTACTTAATGCCATCATCTCCTAATGGAACTCCGGATATACAGCCACTTCCTGGTGGAGGAGATGCAACTGCATTTTCGGATACAACAGTTCTTAAATATTTTGCAAATAAATTAAGAATGGACTCTAAAATACCAGCAACTAGATTTGGTAGAGAAGAAGCAGGATCTGAAGGAACAATTACTTTTACAGCAGAAGGATTGGATCAGGAGGAAATAAGATTTGCTAAATTTATTAACAGATTAAGGTCAATATATCAAGAGATATTAATGAAGCCACTATGGGTACAATTCTGCTTAGACTTTCCACATCTTAAAAAAGATTACATAATTAAATCTGAATTTGGTTTAGATTATGTAAAAGAAAATATATTTAGGGAAGCAAAAGAAATGGAGGTATTAGCTGCTAGAAAAGACCAGGTTATAAAAATATCCGCCCTAATGAACTCAGAGGGTAAAAAATATTTTAATATGGACTTTTTAGTTGATAGATTTTTAGGAGTGAAAGGACAGGATTTAGTTACAAATAAAAAATTCAAAGAAAAAGCAGCAGAGAAAAAGAAAGAAGCGGCAGCAGCTGAAGCAGGAGCAACAGGAGCTGAAGGAGCAACAGGAGGTGAAGCTGGATCTGAAGGAGGAGAAATTACAATATAAAATATGGCGGGCTTTTTAGATAATTTAGGAAAGATAAATCCGAATATCTCTAGGATATTAAAAACTATTAGTGGTCTTGGGTCTTTTGGAATGGAGTATAAGGATATGGTTATTCAAGACTCCATGGCTATAGGTGCATCTGAAGCCAGCATGAGAGAAAGATTTGGATTTACTGATAGCGACGAAGACTTTATCTATAGTATAGCAGCCCAAGACACATCAAACAGAAAGTACATAGCATATTTTGATAAAGATTATCCATTCAAAAGGGATTTTCTAAGAACCTTTGCTTTAAATGCTGAGATAGAATATATTTTAGATACTATATGTGACGAAGCAGTAGTATATGATGAGAAGAATTTTTTCTGTCATCCAGCTTTAATGAATATGGATCTAAAGGATGATGTTATAAAATCCATGAGGAAGAATTTCAGAAAACTATATGTTCTTCACAATTTTGCAAATGGATTAACCGGATGGCAATACTTTAGACAACTAATTGTAGAAGGGTTTTTAGCATTCGAGATAATATATTCAAACGATGGTAAAGAAATAGTTGGTTTTAAAGAATTGGATGCTGTTAGTTTAACTCCAGCTATCGAAAAAAAGCCTGACGGAACAAGAGAAACTATATGGTGGCAGTATTACGGAGAAACTGTTAGACAAAGAAAGTTATTAGATGCTCAGGTTATTTATATCTCGTATGCTAAAGCCAACGTTGTTTCAAGAGTATCTTACACTGAAAGATTAATAAGGTCTTATAACTTATTAAAGATTATGGAACACTCCAGAATAATATGGAATGTTATGAATGCTCAGTATAGGATTAAAATGACAGTTCCTATTGGAAGTAAAGCTCCTCAAAAGGCTAAAGAGACACTTGGAGAACTTATGTCCGTATATAAAGAGGATATTAAACTAGATACAAGCTCAGGAGAATTAGCTATAAACGGAAGACCCGATCTTCAATTTTATAAAAACTATCTTTTCCCACAGCAAGGAGGTGAATCAGTAAAAGTAGAAACACTTAATGCTCAAGGTCCTAATTTAAATATAATGGACTCGGTTGTTTATTTCTATAATAAATTAAGACAAGATTCCAAAATACCTTATAACAGATTCTCTTCAAGATTTGGTATGGGTTCAAATAATACTTTTAAAACAGGGGCGGAAGGAGCAGAAAGGGATGAGGTTAGATTTGCTAAATTTATAACAAGATTGAGATCTATATTCCAAGAGATTATAGTAAAACCTCTATGGATACAAATGTGCTTAGAATTTCCAGATCTTAAAAACGATGCTGAATTTAGAAGTCAAATAGGTGTTAAATTTGAAAGTGATAATTTATTTGGCGAATCTAGAGAAATAGAACAACTGATCAAAAAAATTGATTTCATTACTGCAATGGGAGAAATAAAAGAAACAGTAAACGAAGAAGAGGTTCAATTTTTTGATCAAGATTTTATGATAGAGAGATGGTTAGATCTTAACTATGAGGATATACAGTTAAATAAATCCTACGTTAAAAAATCAGAGGAAGAAGGTAAAGCCGGGGCTACTGGAGCTACCGGAGCAGAAGCTGGAGCTACTGGAGCAGAAGCTGGAGCTACTGGAGGCGAAGCAACAGGAGCAGAACCTGCTATTTAAAACCAATAAACCGAAAACTTACTTATTTTTTTTTAGTATAATATTTAAATCATTTTTATTATTTAGATTTGATTTCTATATTAGCTAAAAACCAATTCATGCAGAAAGAACTTAGAATTTTATTAGAGATTGAAAATTCAACAGGCAACGGGTCACAAAAAATTAAACAGGATCTAATAAAAAATAATTACTCTAAGGAATTAGAATATCTTTTAAAAGTTGCTCTAGATCCATTTTTAACAACAAAACTACACAAGCTTCCAGTTTTAGAAGAATCACCCTATATCATAGAGGATGGAGATCTATTTGAAAGATTTAAGGATCTTACTGAAAAATTATTTTTTGCACCTGCAGCAAATGATAAATTAAGAGAGGAAGCATTTGAAGTTGTTAACTGTTATCCC